CTATCTTCCTGTAAATGTCCTTTTTATCCATTTCATAGCGAAAAAAAGTGCTCTTTTTCCCATTGTTAAACCAAAAACTGTCAAAACTGTTCCTAGGATAAAAAGGGCTATTCCTAAAAGATTGTCGCTCAACCATGCTGTTGAGCTTGCTATCATTGCACTTAATATTGTGTCCATAATTTTTTTTCACCCCCTTTCTAGTTTTTTATTTTAATTATTATTTTTTTAATATTGCCCACCAAATCAAAACAAAAGCAGTTAAAATAACTGAATCTATCATTATATCTTTAAATATTTCAAAACTTGTCATAATATTAAAAAATTGTTCTTATTATTTTATAGAAAAAAATAAGCAAAGCAAAGCCAGATAATAATAAGCATATTTGTAAAATCATTTTTTTCTTTTATATGTTATTAAAATAAAAAAGATAATAATTGGTATTATTATTTTTCCTAATAGGTATAATGTATTTAAGAATTCTATTTCTTTGATTGTTTGAGTTTCAATAAGTGTTCCTGCATCATAAGTGTAGGTTGTGGTTTCTTTTATTTGGTTAAAATTTAGTTGTTCCATAAATTTTTGAAAAGGGAAAAAATAGTTTTTAGCTATTTCTTCCCCTTTCTGCCCCTTTAATTGTATTATTACAAAATCGTTATTTTTTGTCAAATCTATTTTTATAGATTTCAACATTACTAGCAATTCTTAAATCTTTAAGTTTAGCTCTAAAAGCTCTGTTTCCATTAAAAATATAGATATCGCTTTCTGGGTGTGTTCTTTGGCTTAAATAAAATGCTTTTTCATTAAAAGCATGTATTTCCCAGACTTCGCCTTGATAATAGACTTTTAGTCTATTTTGATTTGGAAAATGTCCATTTACTTGTTTCTTCATAATATTTAGTTTTTAAAGTTGTTTAATTTCTGGTTTATATTCATAAAAATATGCTTTTTTTTAAATAATTAATAACACCAATATTTTGAGTAATAATTTCACAAACTATACCTAAATTATCAATACCAGCTATTTCTTTTGCTTCACCTATACTTTTACCATTATGTAATTCATCTAAAAGAATTTGTTTTTTTTCAATAGGAATTAAAGAAGCTTCCTCCTTACATTTTTCTTTATATTTTTTTCCTATTTTCTTTCCACAATAAAAACAATGACTACAATTTTTCCCCATTTCTTCGTGCTTATCTTCAACTATACATTTTTTCATATTATTTAATTGTTAAATTAGACAATATATTATTGTTATTGTGTAAAATAATACAAATAAAAAGTTTATAAAAGCAAATTGTTCTTTTTCTTCTTCTGTTTCTAAATTAAATAATTTTATTATTTCATTTTTAAGTAAATTGCGCATAAAAGAACAATAACTGCTATTTCAAAAAAATCAATTTTCATAATTTTTTTATTTTTAAAGGTTGTTTTGGGGGTGATATTCACCCCCAAACCCCCCTAACAAAGCTAACGCTTTGTCAATTTTTTAAAAATTTTTATTTTTTTTAAGTTGCCGAAATTGAGATAGCCGATAGGCTCTCAATTTCGGTTTGATATTAAGAGATTTGTTTTTTTGTTTTTGCTTCTCGGCGAGTGCTTGCGAATGGCGAGTGCCATGAGCTTACCAAAAAAAAACAAAAAAGTCAATCCTAGTTATCCACAGGTATTTTTCGCTAATATTAGCGAAAAAAATGAGGCTCTATTTTGCCCTATGATCAAAAAAAAATAAAAATAGGTGGTTTTATACCCCTATTTTTAAGGAAGAAATGAAAAATTATTAAAAATTTTGTGCTGGTGGGTGGGTAGGGCAAATAAAATTTTTAATTCTCAAATTTCTTTTGATAATAAGCTTTGCGTTTATCAAATTCTTTTCTTTGTTCTTCGTTTAAGTTTCCCTTAAACTCAACTAATTTGTCTATTGGTTTTTTAATAAATGCTTTTAAATAGATCTCTTGTTTTTTAACTGGTAGTTCATAATCAGTGTCATAAATTCCACTCTCCCGAAGTTCCAGTTTTTGTTCTTTGTGTTTTGGACAAAAAATTTCATTTTTTGGTAGCCAGATTTTCTTTTTTTTATCGTATTGAGCAATATTTTCGGTGTCAGCTTTTTTTATAATTTCCCCTTGTCTTTGTCCACATTTTTGACAATACCAATGTATAATCTCTATTTTTTTATCGTTTAAGTCAGGTCTTATAATTTCTCTAATTGGTATATTTTCATGATCAATTTTAACCTTTCCTTTCTCGTCTTCTTCAAATAAGCTATCAAATTCTTCGTTTTCGCTTTCAAAGTCCCATTGTCCTAATTCTTGTCCATTTGCTAATTTTAGCAGTCTTTCCCTTGTTAGTGTGTATTTTGTTGCTTTAATACTTCCAATTTTAAACCATTTCCATAATAACTCGTCAAAAATATTACTAGGTATCTTTTCTAATAAATACCATTTATGAACTAATATTCCTATTGTTTTGGCAACTAGGCTTATGTCTTGTGTGTTACAATATATGTCATTATGTCTTTTTCTGTGATATCTAAAAAATTTTCTTATTTCGCTGTCTTCATTTTCCCAACCACGATTGTCAAAACTGTCAGCCACTTCGTCAAATAAAATAATACTATTTCTAATCTTTTTTATAGTGTCCCAGTCATCTGCTTCAAAATAGTGTATGTTTGGCAAATCTAAATTTAACCAATAACTAGACCAAGTTTCTTCTCCATTTAATATTCTGTCTAATACATCAATAGTTTGAATTAAAGTTTTTCCTGACCCTGTTTTACCTAAATATGTGATAATTTCATGTCCTTTATAATCTCCTAGCATATTATTTTTCATTAAAAAATCTAACAACAACCATTGAAGCCTTAAAAGTATATAAAGCAATTATTATTTGCAAAGTATAACCAAAAGTCTCCCATAATGCGTCAATATCCCACATAAAATTAAATAGATCAACAGTATTGCGAAGAATTGTAAAAAATACAAGTAAAATATTCCAAGGTAAATACTCATTTATTGCCCAGCCAATAATTCTTAAAGCGCTTATTCCAACTAAAAAGATTCCAATTCTTATTGTGTATTTTAATGCTGTGTCTAATCCCATATTTTTTAAAATTATTCATCAAATTCTTTATATACTTTTCTAGCCCAAAAATAAATGCTTAATATAAATAGCATCCAAGTAGCATATTTACTCATTTCCCTAAAAAATAAAAAACCATTTTTCCATTGTTCGTTTTGGTAAAAGATATCTGTTCCCCATAAAGTTATTTCGTAATTTTTGGTGTCCCCAATCCAATTTCCGTTTAACTCAATTTTAACATTGCCTTCTTCGTCAACTATATCCAATGCGTCAAGTTTTGTTGGCAAATTCGCTGTCGCTGACATTTGCCAAAGTTCATTGATTTTAATAAAAATTGAAATAGGAAAAATTTGTCCAAGTGTTTGAACATGAATAAATAATCTATTATACCATTTTGAGCTTTCTTCATTTTCAATTATTCTGTTTTCAGTATCTTCTTCAATTTTTGCTAAAATTGTAGCATAAGTGCTATTATTAACTTTATATATTAGAATTAATGATTTTTCGTTTAGTTCCATTGTGTTTAAATCATATAACTCTAATATATATTTATTGTAGAAATTTGTGTTTTGTTGAAAATATTTTGAATTTGGATAGAATAATTCATTTAAAGTTATTTCTTCATGACAGTCCAATTCTCCTGTGTAATCAGCACAATATCCATAAACTTTTGTATTATCAAATTCGCTAAATTTTAATTGTTTTGATAATTCATTGCTTGGGTCGTCATATTTATATAATTTAATTCCAAGGCCTTTGGCTGTTCCTAAAAGTCTAACTTCTGCGTTTATGCTTTCTAAATCGTCATAATAGGGGTTATCAGTGTTTAAAAATAAAGCATTAGAATAAGGCCACTCTAATTTATCACTATAATTTGTTAATATGTCGTCAGACGACCACTGAATTGTTGTTGTTGATGTATTAAAACTATATGAAATATTATCAACTCTCGGTTTATCGTCAAAAATTAGCTCAATTCCTGTGTCTGAGAAATTTATTTGTAAATCTTCTGCTGGATCTAAATACTTATATAAAAAACCATTTTCCTCGCCAAAATAATATAAATCCCCTTGTGGAAATTCAGAAATAGCAAAAGAAATAATCTTTTTATCATTAGGAGATTTCAAAATTTCAATTGGTGTTTTTTCTGGATTATTTAAATCTAATTTAACAACATTATAATTTGAATTAGTATCATCAAATAAATACATATAACCTTTATCACTAACAGCACATTGTTGATAAAAATTATTATTTGTAAAATAATCATTTGAAATAGTTAGTCCATCAATAGAAAAATAAATTTTATTATCATTTCCACCAGTAGAATTCAAGCCAATAGCACACATATATTGTCCATTTCTAGAAATATCAGCATAACGAACATTGGTATTGTCCAA